CTTTCGGCGCATGTGCGCTTTTATGACGTCCCGGTTCGGTGAACTGGACTTCTGGGCCATTCGGCCTAAGCATGGCCCCGGGGCCGTTTCTGAACGTGGATCCGTAATCAAATACGAATTCAACGTTTGGCCTCGGAAGCTTCAATCCGTATTCCCTGCTGATTGGCATGCGTCGCACGATCTAACAGATCGTACTATCAGTGACGCAGAGCCACCAGCAAGGATGTTCGCTGTCCCCAAGACACAGAAAGGACCGCGGCTTATTGCCGCAGAACCATCTGCCCATCAGTGGATCCAAGGTGGGATCCTTAGATGGCTTGAGGATAGAGTCTCGTCGACCTTCCTAGGATACTCTATCGACTTTCGTCGACAGGATTACTCTAGGGCGCTTGCTCTTGAAGCAAGCGCTACAGGCGAGTTTGCTACTGTCGATCTCTCGGCAGCATCAGACCGTTTAACGACGAGACTTGTAGAGTTCGTCTTTCAGGGCCATAGGCCTTTGTTGGACGCACTCCATGCGAGCCGTTCCCGTAGCTTGATTATCCCTGATGGGATGTCAAGCCGCCTTAAGGGCGATCATACGGTATTACTCCGTAAGTTCGCCCCTATGGGTTCGGCCTGTACTTTTCCAATCCAAACTATCGTCTTTACGATGATAGCTCACTTCGCGCTAGCAATAGCCGAAGGGGATTTCGATTGTACAGACAGCGGATTTAGACGCCGTGCAAGCAGGATTAGAGTCTTTGGCGATGATATCATCATCGCCAAAGAAGCTGTTGGTCACCTATATGAGCTTCTCTCTGAGTTGCTCTTAAAGGTGAACAAGGAAAAGTCCTTTCACAAAGGACAGTTCCGTGAAGCCTGCGGTATGGATGCCTATAACGGTGTTGATGTAACACCAGGCTACATACGCAAGCTCTACCGGCCTTCCAATCCCGAGTCCTTGGTGTCTATCGTCGAGTGCTCGAATAACTTCTATAAGAAGGGATTCTGGCGCCTCGCCGATCGACTCCTAAAGACAGTTGCTCCGCAAGAGCTAAAAGCTATTGCAGTGCACAAGCAGGACGTCGGTCCCGTATCTCTCTTCACATTCTGTGATGTACCCCTTACAGCACGCAAGCGCTGGAACGAGGATTATCATAGATGGGAATACCGTTACCTTTCTGTCACAGGAAAGGTTCGGCGTTCCGAGGGTACGGGAGAAGCTTCGATTCTTCAGTATTTTACTGAAGAACCAGATCCCATGTTACCATGGAAATCTGGTCAACCGGAGCGAACGCGACTTAGGAAAATAGTCGCGTGGGTCCACCCTCATCAGGTGGCGGAGCATTAACCAATCTTGGTTAAGCCGAAAGGG